AAGGCCTCGACTGTGGTTATAAGTCATATCGAAATGACGCTCGACGAGCTTTTTTTCGGCCAATGGAAAACCGAAAATTTTAAATGGAGCCCCGTAGCCAATGAAATCCAAGGCGCCCTCGAGTTAGTTGTAATCCACCCCGTAACAGGTTACGAAATCCGCCGAACGGGAGCCGCCTCGATAGTTATTATGGTAGATAAGGCGCCCGAAAATATCCAAGGCCAGGAGCGTAACCAATGGGCGCTTAACCCATCCAACAAAAAACCCAACGCCCTCGACATGGCTTTTGGAAAGCTCAAAAGCGAATGTTTAAAAAACGCCGCCCAAAGCCTCGGCCCCATCTTTGGCCGCGACCTTAACAGGAAAAATAAGGACACTTATAAGCCATTCAAGATCGCCAGCGCGGGCGAATTACCCGAGGCCCTTATTTCACGCCTTGAGGTTGGCATCCTTAACGGGGACCCGCAAGCCGCTGAGGCTATCAAAGCCCTCGAGGCCCACTTGAGCCCCGAACAAAAAACCAATTTACAAACCCTTTTAATTCAAAAAGAAAATGGAAATTAACCCTTACCTCGCCGAGTATATGGCGGGCGTTAACCAACAAACGGCCGCCTGGGATAAACTACGCCTCGGACGCTTCACAGGCTCAGGAATTAGCGCCCTAATGACGGGCCCGAAAACCAAGGCCGCAAAGGAAGCCAAAGAGCTCAGCGAAACCGCCAAAAAATACATTTACGAGAAAGTAATGGAAGAGGTCACGGGCCAAAGCGCCAATGAAGCAACCTCACGCGCGATCGATTGGGGGAACGAATGGGAAGAGCACGCCTTGAATGAACTTAAAAGGGCTATCAATTGCGCCGACGATCGTTTCGAATTTAAGCCGTCGTTTAAACTGTTTAATGATTACTTTGGATGCTCGCCCGATGCGTTCGCATGGCTCCCCGATTTCGAGCGCGTGGGGGTCGAAATTAAATGCCCGTGGAATTCGGTTAATCATTACTTACATAGCCAGGTTCAAACGCCCGAGGACCTGAAAAAAGTTAACCCCGACTACTATTGGCAAATAATGGGAAACATGTTAACCCATAATTTACCCGCGTGGATATTCGCCAGCTACGACCCGCGCCAACCTGAAAACCGCCGCTTACATTACGTGGTAATCGAGGCCGAAATCGACGCCCTGAATGAGCTTTGTCAGCGTATGGAAACCGCTCACCGTTATAAAGAATCAATTAAAAACGCTTGGCTCCATGCTTAATAACTACGTCACGAAATCCCTTTTTGTATTCCTAAAAGAAAACGAGGGCGCCCGCGATAATATGCTCGATTGCGTTAAGCATATCCACGACCTCGAAATGACGGTCCTATCAATACCCCGCGAGGATTATTATAACGCCTTTTTTGGTGAGCGCCTGAGTTCGGTTAAAACAATCGATCGTATATGGCGCAAGATTCAAGAGGACGTTCCCGAGCTCAGGGGCTCAGAATGGGAAGCCCGCCAGGCTCAAAGCGGCCGCATTGATATTGAGGATATCAGTTATTTAAAAAATCAATTAAATCTATTTTAACATGAGAAAAGGACACTTAACGGCTCGCATTTCGAAAATTTACGATTTGCTTGAGCGCCGAACTGAAATGAATTCTACTGATTTAGCTCAGGAATTAAGCGAACCAACGGGAACCGTTAGTTCTTGCCTGAGCCACATGGTTAAGCTCGGTTATTTATACCGAAATAATAACCTTTACGACGTTCGTAGAAAAGCCGACCCCCGAGAGGTTGCCGTAGAAATTCGCAAAAAAATTGATGAATATAAACAAATCCGAAAGCAAAAAGAACTTAACCGCTCTCGGGGTTTATTTGATCAACCAGCGCCAAAAGCGAGTAAAATCGAGTTGGCGGTTGAGTTGTTGAAAAGTAAAGGGTACAAAATCCTTGCGCCCGTGACTGAGTTTAAAGAAATTTAGTATTATTGCGACGCGACTACCTCATGAAAAAATTAAATACAGACTACCGCCGTAATGCTTAAGCTCATTCGAGCGAGGGGTCGCCGTTGCGCGCGGTAGTCGTATTTTTAAAATGAAAAAATCCTTTATTCTTTACATTGATTCGCTCAATATCTTGGGCGACCTCAATACCCAGCAAGCGGGCGAACTGTTTTTAGCGATTTATAATTATCACTTGAGCGGCGAAATGCCTTCCGAATTTTGGCTTAAAATTGCGTTAACCCCCTTTATTAATCAATGGGAGCGCGATTTAGAAAAATGGGAACGAATAGCCGAGGTACGAAAAGAAAACGGCCGAAAAGGAGGGCTAAGCAAATCTAAGCAAATGCTAGCAAATGCTAATTTAGCTAAGCAAGATTTAGCAAACGTAGCGGTAAATGTAAATGTAAAGGGTAATGTAAAGGGTAACGGTAATGTTACTCAAGAAAAAAAGTCTATAAAAAAAGAATTTACCCCGCCAACCCTTGAGGAGGTGAAAAGTTGGTTTATCGAAAACGGTTCCACCGCTGAGGCTGGCGCCAAGGCTTGGCAGTATTACACCGACGGCGAATGGATAGATTCCAAAGGTACACCCGTCAAAAATTGGCGCCAAAAAATGAGGGGCGGCCGTTGGCTCGAGGATAAACCAAAAGCAACCAAACCCGAAGAGGTTTACCGCCAACTCGACCGCGAATTAGTTCCTGGCTCCGATATTCTTTACAAGTATAACCCCCACGGATAACCCGAAAACCACCCATGTTAACACCACCAAACGATACCGAACTCGAAAAAATAGCCCTAGGAGCTATTCTCCTCGATTTTAACGCGCTCAAACGTGTTGAGGGTATATTGACCCCCGAAAAGTTTTTCGACCCGCGTAATGGGCTTATTTTCGATTCTATCCTAAAACTGAAAAGTGAAAATTTACCCATCGATATTTTAACCGTTACCCAAACGCTCAGAAAATCGAAACAATTGAGCGCGGCGGGGGGACCGATTTACCTATCTGAACTCACTACCCGCGTAAGTTCTACGGCTAACCTTGAGACGTGGGCGCTTCAGATGGTGGAAATGTACCTCAAACGCGAGCTTGCTAAAATGGCGGCGCGGTTAGCTGAGGAAGCGTTATCGCCCGAAAACGACCCTTTCGATTTATATAACTCCTATTCCATCCAACTAACCGACCTCATTAAATCAAACCTCAAAGGCGAAACCTCGCATATTTCCCAAATAACCCCCGAAACGACGCAAAGTATTGAGGAGCGCGAGCGCCACGGGCTGAGCGGGATACCGACGGGAATTTCAAACGTGGATAACATCCTCGGGGGCCACCAAAAAGGCGACCTCGTTTACATAGCGGCCCGTCCTGGCATGGGTAAAACCGCCCTCGCGTTAAGTGTGGCGCTCAACATGGCGCAAAGCGGTTACCCCGTCGCGTTCTTTTCACTCGAAATGTCACGGGCCCAACTTGTTTTTAGGCTGGCCTCAATGCTTTCGGGAATGAACGCCGAGAAACTTTCGAAATACACCTTAACCGCTGATGAAAAGCGGACGTATTACCAAACCGTTGACCGTTTAAACGCGCTCCCGATATACATCGACGACCGCCCAGGCCTTTCCATACTCGATTTAAAAACGCGCGTCCGTACACTCGCGGAACGTTCCAACGTCAAAGCGGCGTTTATTGATTACGTCCAACTCTTGAGCGCGGGTAATAAGAAAAATTTCGGTTCCCGTGAGCAGGAAATAAGCACAATATCAAGAGGTTTAAAGTTAATCGCAAAAGAGAACGCTATTCCCGTAATCGCATTAAGCCAACTCAGCCGCGCAGTAGAGGCCCGCCAAGATAAACGCCCGCTCCTTTCGGATTTGCGCGATTCGGGGAGCTTAGAACAGGACGCCGACGTCGTGGCTTTCCTTTACCGCGCTGGGTATTATGACACAAACGCCCCAATTAACGGGGCCGAGTTCATAATCGCCAAACATCGCAACGGACGAACGGGGATGCTCGGCGTTAATTTCACCCCCGAAACGATGCACTACACAAGCCAACTCAATAACCCCAATAACGATATTTTTGAACTATGAAACACGGCTCACTATTTTCAGGAATCGGAGGCTTTGACCTCGCCGCTGAATGGATGGGATGGGAAAACGTTTTCCATTGCGAATGGAACGAATTTGGTAAACGAGTTCTAAAATATTATTGGCCTGAGGCTGAATCTTTTCACGATATAACAAAAACAGATTTTAAAAAATATGCAAACCAAATTGATATTCTCAGCGGAGGATTCCCCTGTCAACCCTACTCAATGGCGGGAAAACGCCTTGGAAAAGAGGACGAACGCCATTTATGGCCCGAAATGCTTAGAGCAATTAGAGAGATTGCCCCGCGTTACGTCGTGGGCGAAAACGTTCGCGGGCTTACTAATTGGAACGGGGGAATGGTATTCGACGAAGTGTGTGCTGACTTGGAAAATATTGGGTATCAAGTCGCGCCCTATATTATACCTTCGAGCGCGGTTAATGCGCCACACCAACGGGAGCGCGTTTGGTTTATTGCCCACCGTAACCTCGGGAGCCGACAGGAACACGAATTATGCACAAGGAGGGACCTGTTTAAAAGTTGGAATGATGCAAATGGGGATGCTTCCGACTCCAATTGCGGGGGACTGGAAAGGACAACGAAGAGCGGACGGAACAGCATCAATGCTATCGGGGAAAGCGAGTTTGGGAATGCTTCCCACACCGACCGCGATGGACTCGAGCAACGCGACGGCAAACATGAAATCGAGTCAAGTAAAAGCGGGATCAATGCACTCGATGACGTTCACGCGAATGATGACGGAGGGAATGTTACCGACGCCAATGGCCTCGGATTGCGGGGAAAAATTGACGGGATTAGAAACCCAGGATTCACTAACAAAACGAGCGCGCGAGATAAGTGGGAAAACTTCCCAACTCAATCCCCGCTTTGTGGCCGAAATGATGGGTTTCCCGCCGAATTGGACGGAGTTACCTTTTCAAAATGGCGAGCCGAATCAATAAAGGCTTACGGTAACGCGGTCGTCCCTCAAGTTGTTTTTGAAATATTTAAAGCGATAGAAAAATATGAAAACCTTTAAGAACTTAGGCGGTTCATACGATATTTTAACCGCCAACAGCCTATTGTTTCACGTGGAGAAATGGGGTATTCGGTTTATTGGGGTCGTAAATACTAATTGGCAACCGAACGGAAAGTTAATGAAAAGAACACCAACGAAAGTATTAAATACTTTTGTTATGGAAATGGCAAAAAATGGGCGTAAATATCAGTTTCTTTTAGAGTATTACGAAAACCTGAAAAATCGTGAAACGCTGTAAAATTTGTAAGGCGCCCTTTACGCCAACTTACTCGAGCCTTCAGGCCACATGCACAAAGCCCCAATGTTTAATTGAATGGGGCCGCGTTACTGAGCGAAAAAAAGCCAAACGGGAAATTAAGCAAATGCGCGAAAACATTAAAAGCGTTTCCCAATATCGCCGCGAGCTTCAAAAAGTGTTTAACGAATTCATCCGCCTCAGGGATAAAAACGAGCCGTGTATATCTTGCGGCCGAACGCTCCCCGCCAAATATGACGCTGGGCACTTTTACAGCGTGGGGGCTTATCCAAATTTAAGGTTTAATGAGGATAACGTCCACGGCCAATGTGTCGAATGTAACCAGCATCGACACGGGAATTTATTAGAATACGCCCCAAGATTAACCGAAAGAATCGGATTCGAGCGGGCGAGTAAATTAATGGTTATTCGAAACGAGCCGCTGCGGCTGAGCCTCGAGGAAATCAAAGTGAAAACGGAATTTTATAAAAACTTAGTCAAGGAATGGAAAACGAGGAACGAATAAAGGAGCTAAAAAACGAGTTATTTATCCTCATGGCGAGGCGTTCCCTCCGCCCATGCGTAACCGAAAACGCCCGCCAATGGTCAATAATGGCCGAGCTTTATAAACTAACGGGAAACGAACGTTATAAGTTAAATAGTTAACCCTTAAAATTTAAATAAATGAGTAATTTTCAACCAAAGGAGGGCCAAGGTTCCCTTTTCAGAAACGACAAAAAACAAAATGAGAAAAGCCCCGATTACGGCGGGTCCGTTATCGTTAACGGCCGCGAAATGCGCTTATCGGCGTGGGTAAAAGAGGGGAAAAGTGGGAAATTCCTAAGCCTCCAAATCAGCGAAAAGAAACAAACCGAAACGCCAGCCAATGGAAGCCAATCCAACGACCTCCCTTTCTGAGTTGATCGACCAACTAACGGCCTTAATTTCCAACTATGACGGCCGAAATACCCAGCTTTCGGACGGTTTACGCGGGTACATTCAAGGCCTCAGAGAAGCGCGCCACCTCGCGCAAAATTTACAGGACCGCGAATTATGAAAAAAGCCCTGTTAGATGAAACGTTTAAACTCACGGCGGAAATTAACGCGCTGAGGGCTGAGCGGATTGAGCTCCTTAAATCTGAATTCGATTATACGACTCGAGCCTACGCCCATAATTATAAACGCCTGAGGGTAATAAATAAACGTTTGTATGAACTAACGGGGAATGAAATTTATAATAAGCCTTAAATTTCAAAATGGGGGCGGTCTTGGAAGCTTTTCCAATCGCCCCCCCATTTTACTAAGCCGTTAAAATTTGCTTTAATAATCGCCGCGAATTTGGCGAATAACTCAGCGTCCCAATTGAGAACGCCTTCCGAGTCTTTAAATGCAATGTCAAACGCCTGCGAGGGTCTTACGTTATGTTTACCCCCTGCTTTAATATTTGTCACCTTTTTACCTGGCGCCGTTCGGCCCTTTGCGTAGAGTTCGGCTTGCTCCTCATTACTTCTAAAAGTACACGTTAGAAAAGGTTGGGGGTCGTTTGGGTACATCGCCCGAAATTCATGAGCCGCCAGCGTGTAAGCCCTTTGGAGTCGGTAATCGCAATCGGTTAGTTTTCGGCTTGCCATTTCCTGAGTGTTTCGTCCTTCATTCGTGAGCCCCTCGAGCTTCCGACATAGTAAGCAAATATTGAGGTCCCAATCGATAGCACGCTCCCGAAAGTCATGTCGGCGAGGCGTTGGTTTTCGTGGGGAATTACGATAAATATGAGCGATAAAACGACGCCAATTAATAGGCTGAGCCCGATAATTACCACGGCGGCAAAAAGCCAATCGCGTTTACCCGTTGCACTCAGGAAAGCCGCCTCACGTTCGCGGGCGCTTTTGCGATCGTCGACCTCAGCTTTGTAAAATTCGAGGTCGGTAGTTAAATCGAGCCGCGTCATTTCAAGTTCAAAGTTTAAACGCAACTTTTCGAACTCCAAAGCAAGCGCGTTATGCTCTTCGCTTTTATGCTTTTGACCGTTAAGCCAAGCGCCTACCGTTTCAAGGGCTTGAACGCCCGTAATATCGCCCGCTATTTCGAGAATATCACCCGCGACGGGTTTCACCTTATCCCGAATAAATGAGCCGAATTTTGAGCCTTTAATGCGCTCTCCAATGGGTTTTTTATTTGGGTTCTTTTTGCTCACTTTTTAGGCGTTAAAAAAGTAAGAACTCCCGAAATGATTTTTTTATAATTAGCCATAACATAAATAAACAGTTTCTCGCCCATGAGCGTCGTCATAGGAACGGCCCAGCTGGCTTCAACACTGTAACCGTATTTCTCGCAGTAAATGGACGTCATATAACCCGAAAAAACGGAAAGCCCGATAACGGCCACCCATTGAATGACGGTTAGCGTTCTTTTCATGTATAACATGTAACTAATTTTCCCCATCGTACCGAGCACGATTCCGAAAACCCAATTCTGAACATTCGAAAGGAAATCCGCGAAAGCATTGAGAAAACTCATTTTCGTTTTTTAGTTTTTAGTAAAAGCTCCTTTTCGTACCGCTTGAGGGCCTCAAGTTGAACGCGCTTTTTTTCAGTTAGTTTTTTCATCAGTTCAGGGAATTTGGTTAATTCTCCTCACGCCATAAGTACGGCTCGAGGCGGTATTTCCCGAACTAAATAGATAAGTGTTCGAACCTTTCGTAATTCCTATCGGGCAACGCTGAGGCCAAACGTTGTTAGAATATTCGGGGAATAATGCCGAGTTCGCACACAAATAATCGACCATCAGGCTCGTATAATGCTCGGCGTTTTGTTGCCATTTATTTAGTTGGTCCTTAAAAACGACATCGGGCACGGGCGTAGAATCCTCGGAGGTTCTTTGTACCATCGTCGCGTTATCGATTTTATAGGTTAACGCTGGCGCCGCCTCCACCATCGCCCACCATAAAACAACCCTCCGAGCGTAATCGTCCACAAGGGTTAAATAATCGCCCGCCAGGGTATTATTTGCCACGTCGTTTTTAATCTTTTCGTATAGGTTAGTCCCCAAATAAGGTGCGAGAAATTTATCTTGAGCCAAATAAATCGAGGGATATAATAAATTTGGGTCGACCGCCCCGTTAACGTTGGTATATTTTTTAATATACACGTCCGATATTAAAAGTATTTCAGCCATTATCTTCTATAATTTTTACCGTTTACGCCATAAATTGGATTCGTTGGGAGGAATCCGTTATAATCGCTATCAATAGGCAATAACGCCACGAGTTCAGGGTTACGAACTTTATACCCCATTCGCTCGGCTTTTGCTACTGCTATGCGTTGGGCATCGTTGGCGAGTGGATTAATTCCTTTCGCGTTTAAATACGTCTCCTTGCGCCATGCGTGGTAACAGTTGCCTCCGCCTTTTCTGAGCCAAATACTATAGAAATTTGAGCCATTTGGCCCCCATCCTGGGTTAACGGGTCGGTCCTCCATAGCCTCAATATCTTCTTTCCTGTAAAGCTTATCGGCCGCCATCATTTTACGGCAAAATTCACGCTCGGGATTTTTAGAGCCGAAATAACGGTAACGCGTCATGAATGTAACGCCCGCGTAATTCGTTTCATCCTGTTCGCTCGGCCGCATGGCTTGAGCCCTTCCCGTGCTCGCCAATTCATGGGCGGTTATTTTAACGAGCTCCTCGTTTTCGGCGTCGTCGTTTTCATAATCCACCTCATACGAATCTATTAAAATATAACCCGAGGGCGGGTCGGTTCCGAGGGCTATCAGCTCCTCGGCGATTTCCGAACCCAGCTCCTCGCGTTTAATTCTTTCCATCATTCGAGCGGCCCAATCGCGCCCAGCGTCGCCGCCCCACAATTGCCACGCGATTCGCCCCGCCGTTGGGAATCCATCCTCGCCCCGATTCCATCCCGTGGCCTGTTTATCGACCTCATGGCGGGCGAAATAACTATCCATTCGCTGAATAGTTTCGGGCGATAAATTGCGGCCGTTTGAAATATCGCGAGCCCTTGCGACGCCGACCTCAGTACCGCCGCGCCCGTATTCCTCGCGCCACATTAAACCCATTTCGGCCTCCGATTTCATTTCATCCGTTGGGGCGAATGACTCAAGCGCGCAACAAACGGGCTTTTTTTTTTCATCCTCGAGCGCCTGAGGGGCTGGCGTTGGCGTTGGCTCAACCTTAACGGGAGGGGTTAAAACAAGCGGTGAATTCGGAATAACGGTAATAGTTAAATTAGGCATTTCGTAGCTCAAAATTTCCTCGAGCCCGTCCGCTAGTTTTCGCTGGGCAGGGTCTACGACCTGATTTGTAAAAATCTCAAGGCCGACCGCCATTTCATCTTTATTCGAACCAAATCCCCCTCCAACGTCACGAATTCCGAAAAGTAAAGGCGTTACCACACGATGCGCGACCATAATTAACGAGGTCGATTCCTTGCTTAAAAACTCGTATTGTTTATCGGCGTCGCTGAGCGGGAAAGTAGTTATTTCAGGCTTTGGCGTGTCCCGCTCGTTAAACGTCATTATGAATTTTCCCGCGTTCCGAGCGCCCGTTAATTCGCGTTCCCAATCCCTTTTAATCTGTTGTTGTTCGTCGGGAGCTGGGGCGCCTTGGAATAGCGAAACAATCATCGACGGACTCAGTCCATTAATGATATTATTAACGTGGTAAACGCTAATTTCGCGCGCCAATTCGATAGAATTAATAGCCGAGTAATAATCAGGGCGCGGGTAAATATTAGCCCCGCAATAAGCGAACTTGTAAAATATTTGTCTCGGCTCTTCGCCGTTATTCGTTGGATTAAACACGGGTAAAAACTCGGGCTTATTCCTTTTTTTACGCGTATTCGCCCAATCGTTTGAATGATAAACGCCGACGATTTCCTCTTCCTCATTTGCGACCGCTATTCTACATTCCTCGAATGGTAAATGTCGAATTTTCGCGATGTTTTGGCGATCAACTGAATAAATTACCTCGATATAATAACCGCCGTATTTTTTGTAATCATGAGCGCACCCATAAAAAACATCGTAAGCGCTGAGCGCTTCGAGTCGTTTGTTATAAACGCCAGCCTCGAGCCCTTTGCCCGCGAACATGTCGCCAATCGATACACATAGCGAACCGTGAACGGCCCCCGTCGCGGCGAGCTCAGATAAATATTGAGGGAAAAGATTATCGACGCCATAATTAACCCACCCCGAACGGTCGGTTTTTTCGGCTGAGCTCCTCACGGTATAATCGGCGAGGGTTAATCGTTTAACGTTATGGGTTTCCATTGTAAATAATATCGTCGTTAATGGTTATATTGGGTACATCGTAATAAATCGTCGCGCTCGTTAAATCGAGCCAACCGATTCGGCACAGGCCAACGACCGCCGCGTTAGTTGGATTCAAATTTACGGCCGAATTTTGACCGTAAACATAGTATCGATAACGCCCAGGAAGGGTTAACCCGAGCGTTGTTACGGTTAATTGAGTAATCCGTTGGTTTTCGATTACGATCGTGGGCACTTGGGCGAGCTCCTCACCAGCGGTCGAATTCTCTTCATGAATTAAAATAAATAAATAATGGGTAAAGGCGGTCGCGAAATATTGCCGCGATTCGTTCAAACTTAAATATAAAGTTTGGCCCGCCTGATTTGTATTTAAATAATTCATCGTTTTACAAAAAAGGGGCGAGTTTTGACGCCCGCCCCCGTTTTAAATATATAACCCCTTTAACGAATATTATTGAACTACGGCAATACCCGCGAAATTATCGAAAGGAACGGACGTATAAGCCTCAAGGAAATCGGGTTGTCCTGGCTCCTGAGCGTTTAACGTGATTTGATAACCGTTAAGGTCACCTTTCGCCTTTCCTGACTGATACGAACCCGTCGTTAAAAACGCGCCGTCCGTACGTCCAACGCAAACGATTTGATCGTCGTACAATTGAACGAAAACGATAAGTTTCGCTTTGCTCATTTGCTCGAGTTCTTTTTTCTTTGCATTACTCAACTTACCCAAAGTAAGCTCGACCGTTTGGTCGTAATATAAAGTCCCGTTTTCAAGGTTGGCCGTTGGGACTACGGTAACGGCTCCCGTATTTCGGTTAGGTTGATATTGGAAAACGTCAACGCTTCCCGCCACACCTGGCAGGCCGTCAATGATTCCGTTGGCATCTAACGTAATTCCGCTTGAGAAAAATTCCCAATTCGCGAAATATAGGTTTTTAACGCCGCCGACCCCCTCGTTACAATCGAGCATGAAGCCCGTCGATAGTAAACATGGCATATTATTATATTTTTTAAAGTTAGGGGGGGCGTTTAAACCCCCCGTTTAATTTTTTAGAACCACGTTCCGTATGCGGCAATTTCGTTACCGATACCGAACTGAGCGCCAGCGAAGAACTTCGCACTAAAGCGAACGTTATCCTCAGCGAATTGGCCCATATCCACAACCTGAATATTATTCCAATCGCTCAGGACGTTAGTACCGAACCAAAGGTTTGATTTTTGAGCCATAACGATGGTATCATCGGGCATACCTGGGCAGATAGCCAACTGATAACCCAAATAAGATTTAGGCATTTCAGGACCGCCGTATGTGTACCATCCATTTCCCGCCGCCGCGCTTGCTTGCATAAATGCCTCCCAAACGTTTTGAGCGATGTAGATTACAGGCTTTTCGGTAGAACGCTTAACGGCCGTTGGACAATCCGCAACGGTCAAAGCGATTTTAGCGATTACGTTGGATGCGTCGATGGCTACGGGAGTAGCTACGAAATTAACGCCCGAACCGCCCGCGTTCATAAGGGTAAGGAGGCCGTCGTATTCGCCCGCCGTAGCGTTAACACCCGTCCAAAGGATTTCCTCGTTTTTCGCCGCGATTCCCTCGAGCATATTAGCAATAAGGGTTTCGCTCAAAGCAGGCTCAAGTTCGCCATTTTGAACAAAGTTCGCGCCCCAATCCGCTAGGAAAGTGTTCTTGCACAAGTTGCGTTGCACTTGGAATTTTTCGAGCGTCAAAGTACGTTCGGTAATGGTCACCGTACCCAGCGGCGTAAAGTCGCATGTCGGAGCCTCAAAAGTGATATTATCAACGAGTTTTTTAACGACCGCTTTATAGTCGATATTTTCTTTTACGGTTACATGCTGAAGCGATTCGTTCGCCAAGAATGCCGCCTTAATGTACTCACCCGCGTATTTACCCGCATAGGTAGTAGTTAAATTTGCAGTAGTTGCCATTTTTTAAATTCTTATTTAATTTTTTCGATATTGTTTACGATACGTTCGCGGAGCGTCATTTGGTTAAATGGCTTTTCCGCTTTTTGCTCGCCGAGAATTACGCGAGTTGGATTTTTTTCTTTAACCGATACGGTCGCGGGTTGCTTTTTTACGGCGGCTAATTCAGCCTTAACCGCTCCGAGGTTTTCGGTAGCTTTTGCAGCCTGATTTTTTACGGCCGCGAGCTCAGTTTCCAAAGCCGTTTTTTCACCCTCAAGGGTCGAAACGCGTTCGCTCAGTTTGTTAATGGCGCTCAGCAAATCGTCCGAGCTCATTTCCTCCTCCATTTCAGGGAGGCCCATTTCGGCGATTTGTGACGCCTCGTTAACGTCGATAAATTCACCGCTTTCGAGCTCGTAACGGCCAGCGGTTGCGGGGACCATATTACCCTCGGCGTCCTTAGTGTAAACCTCGGCGCCAATGGCGAAACTTTCGGCGCTTGTGTAGATAGGAGTCCCATCCATTAATTTGCCTTCCGTTTCGAGCTTAACCTCTTCGAGTTTTATACCGTGAACGCTTGGATCAATCCCAAACTTTGAAAATATATTTTTCAAAGAATCTTTTAAATTGGTTTTTGACATGCGTTTAATGTTTTGCGTATGGAACGGAAAGGCCTATTTATTTCCCCATTTTACACGAAAAAAGGGCTCCTCGTTAGGAACCCTTTTTAGCTTCACCCTTAAACACTTGAACCAGAAACTCACCTTTCGGCGATATTTTAAAGCGAATTAAATAACTTTTCTATTTCCTGTAAGGCCAAAGCCTCGGGGCTTACGGCGCCCATATTCAACCCGACGTGGTCGAAGTATCCCTCAATTGAGAAACCCTTTACTTTCCCCGCTTTGACGTTCGCCCATATTTCGGGGTTATCCACTTTCGAGCCTATTAACCACGTTCCGACGGGGACGTCAATACCCAAATGAACACTCTTATCGTTTTCCCCTTCCTTATACCATGATTCTACTACGGTGACGCCCTCGATAGGTTTCAAATGTTCAAAAGTATGGGCATTTTGAAACCCATTTTTCATAAAGGCATGAGCACAGTTATAAATTGTTTCACGGTCAAATACTATATAATACTCCTCGCCCGTTTCCTTATCAATTCTCAAAATTGGCTTATCAGGAATCAACGCGGGGCCGTATAACATCCGCCTCTCGTTATCGAGCGCCTCGAGTTTTACTTCCTTTTTTAAGGCTATCCAATTCGACTCAATAGCGGGAAATTCCACTAACGAAATCGCCTCAACTCCGAGGCTACCCTCGGGCCCGATTACACACTTAAATATTTTTTTCGAATCCATCTTTTTTTTATATTTGTGACGTTACTAGTTTTCAGTGTTAAAATATGGGTTAAGCCTCCAAACGTGGGGGCTTTTCTTTTTATAGTCGCGCCAAATCCTGAACCTTTGCCCGCGCCTCAAGTGAACTCGCCACGTCACCCGCGAGCACATATGCGGGCGTCGCTTGCTGAGGTTGGTTCTGAATATTAAACGCCGCCAGCGGGTTAAAATCGGGAACGGTTCCACCCGTCGCCGCCACGCCTTGAGCGCTTAGGCTTGGGACGCTAGTATTACTTCCACCACTTGGGGCGGGTGAACTGAATGTAGTGGCCTTAATCTTTGCCACGTTAGCCAATCCCGCCGCCACAGCTGCCGCCGCCGCGATAAATGCACGCGGTACGCTCGTGGGATCGCCAGGAATTAATTGGGAGGCGTAAGCCCCTTGCGCGGCTTTATACGTCTCAATACCCGTCTGAGCGATTTGGAGGGCTTTTTGGCGCTGAAATGCGGCCTTTTGGCTTTGCTGGCTTTTCCCCGCGAAAGCCTCGTTTAACGAAAGCAAGGTCGACACGGTATTTGTGGCGGCTTGGATTCGGGCGTCGCTGAGTTGTTTAGCCTTATCGGCCGCCTCTTTGTCGGCGTCATCTTGCTTTTTCTTTTCCTCTTGGCGGTATTTATCGCGAATTTCACCCTCTTTGGTTAATAATTCGTTTTCGAGGTTTGAGGCGTCCAAACCCGCCGCCTTTAATATTTCGATTCGTTCAAAATAGGAGTCTCTAAGCGCCTGTAATTCGCGGTCCTTTGCACTTAACCCAGCTTGGAAATTTTGCTCCTCAAGCGCCTCAAGCTCGGCCGCTTCATTAATTGC